GTACGGGAGTAAATGGAGAGTTCACGACAGCAATAACCGCAGACGGTCAGATAGTAGCAGATTTTATTACCGCCGGGGAATTAACCGGGGCAATATTAAAAGCTGGGACAGTGTATGCAGAGGCGTTAGATGTTGAGTACAGGAACAAAGTAACTAAACACGCAACAGATGCAGCAGAGGCAGCATTAAACAGCGCAAAGCAGTATGCGAATGGGTTACAGGAAAGTACCAACAAAGAAATTCAAGACGTAAATAACGCTATTGACGATATCAACAATGAACTGGAAACAACAGTAGCAGACGGGATAATAACGGAATCTGAAAAGGCTGCCATACAGAAAATGTTGCAGATCATTGTGAAAGAAAAAGAAGAGGCAGACGCAAAACACGAAGAGTTATTTGATAATGATTATGTGCCGTCTGCGGAATTGAATGCAATGCATAAAGCGTGGCTTACTGTATTTGGAACTGCCAATACTGCCAAATATAATGTGCTGGTTACAGCAATCAACAACGTTATAAATTCTGAAACAAAAGAAGAGATTGAAAAAAACATGGAAACATACCGAACAGCATACAGCGAGTATGGCAGTGCGGTTACGGAGTATCAAACAGCCGTTTCTATTGCAATAGAGGCAGCAGCAAATGCCTATGCAGCAGAGAAAGCAAACAGTGTGGGCGAAACCGTCACAAAGGAAATGACGGCAAAAATTGAAAGCACAGCATCAGAAATTACATTGCTATGCAAAACTATTGAAGAGCATAACATGCACAATTATGTAGCAGGTGGAGATTTCAAGGACGGTTTTACAGATGAATGGTATACGAGCAGTGAAAATAATGAGGTTATTACGGATAGCACGCTGGGGGTATGCGCCAAGATCTCAAAAACTTCCAGCACACCATCATACATACGGTGCAAGATTGGCGTATTGCCAGCCGGAACGTATAGAGTGCGGTATAAGGCAGCAGCGGCAAGCGGGAGCGAAAGCAACGCAAGAGTACAGTGTACTTTTTATTCCACACAGACAACGGCATACGGATTACTGAAAAGCACAGAATGGACAACCGTAGAAAGAGAGGTAACATTACCAGAAAGCACCAGCACAAGGTATTTATATTTGTATGCCTATACGCAAGGGGCAGCGGTATATGTAAAAGATGTAGAAGTGCTGGGGCAGATGTCGGTATATACAGAGGCACAGTTAAAAATAAACAGTGATTCTATTACGCAGGAAGTTAAAAGAGCAAAAGGGATAGAGGACGAATTAAGAGCCTCTATTAAAGTAAATGCTGAAAATATCACAAGCTGCGTAACAAAAGGAAATGTAGGTAGCTATATTACACAGTACTACAACAATGTCATTGTTGCATTTAATAACAGCTCAAAATATGTGCAGATTAACGCAGGAGAAATTGCAATTTATGATTATGGTGTAAGTGCCTCTAAAAAACGTGCTGTATTTGATGAACAGGGAAACCATTTTTACCGAGATAATTATTATGTTGGAAAAATTGGCACAAACCAGTGGGTAGATAATAATGCACATAAAGGGCTTGTATTTGATTTAGAAACGCAAGGAAAGTATATGGCATGGGCACAAAAACCTACAGAGGGGGCAAGCAGTTATACAACCATATTATGTTATTCGAGGGCGAACAGCATATTTACACAAGTGGGCTTACATCTGGGGTGCAATATGTATGGGCATGGCTGGATACTGGACAATGTAGACCTGCGGAACTGTAGCGCAAATGGTTATACAACTTTTACAGGGACATTACCAGTTGTATTGGAAATACATAAAACAGACAATAACGGCGGTATTGGTTGGACATATGGAAACGTGTATATAAAGAATGGCTTAATAACAAGTATTCCACAATAAAGGAGCAGGACATGGAAAAAGAACAGGTTGAAATTACAGAAGAGGCAACACCGTTGCCGCTTGAATTAAATAAAGCACCAGCACCATTACAGGAAGAGGAAAACAAAGCAAAGACGGATACATTTAATTTTACAGAGGCAGTATTGATTGCAATGAATGAAGAATAAAGGAGAGTGCGCAATGAGCAAAGAACAGGAAGAAATGCAGCAGGCAACAGAGGAACATATAGAGCAGCCGTTACCAGATGAACCAAAAGAGGAACAGAGTGAGCCAATGGGAATACTTACAAGCCGAGCGCATGAAGATATGACATTAGCAATTTTACAAGTACAGGCAGCCTATGGACTGCCAGCATATTTAACAGATCTGATTGTAACGGCAGTGCTTGCGGATATCCGGGGCTGTGCAAATAAGGATTTGCTTAATACATTGAGCAGAAAGGAGTAGCACATGGCGTTACAGAATGTACAGAGAATACAGATTGAGCTTGACGGCAGCGCACCTTTTGAGTATGTCGTGGCGAAAGCTGGGGAAAAAGAAAGCCGGATAGTAGAAGTTACACTATTGGAGAATAAGAAAGAGTTTACCATACCAGCCGGGACAACAGCCAAAATCAAGTATTACAAGCCGGACGGCAAATTTGTATTAAACAATGCCACAATAAGCGGAAATGTTATTACAGTGACATATACAGAGCAGATGCTGGCGGTTTCCGGCACTGGGCGTGGGGAAATTGTTTTATACAACGGAACAGCCGTATTACGAAGCGCAACGTATTACACGAAGATTACGCCAACGGTGTACAAGGAAAACGGGCTGATAAGCGATAATGAGTTTCTGGATATGGCAGAAAGCATTATTGCGATGAATAAGCAGACTGATAAGGCGATAAATGCAACCAAGAGCGCAGAACAGGCTGCAACAGATGCCAATACAGCAGCGGCAGCAGCAAACAGCGCAGCGAAAGCCGGAAATGCAGCGGCAACAGCCGGGAACAATGCAGCCAAGGCGGCAAACGATGCAGCAGAGGCAGCAAATGCGGCGGCAAACAGCGTAGACAAGACAAAGAAAGATGCGACAGCGGCAGCAGGAGCAGCCAACAGTGCAGCAAATGCAGCCAACGAAGCCGCTACAGCCGCCAACAATGCGGCGAAAGCAGGAAATGCAGCAGCCGCAGCCGGGAACAGCGCAGCTAAGGCAGCGAATGATGCAGCAGCGGCGGCAAATGAAGCCAAAGCCAATACAGTAACAGCAACACAGAACGCACAGACAGCAACCAGCGAGGCGAACACAAAGGCAGCCGCCGCCAATAATGCAGCCGCAGCGGCAAATAAAGCGGCGGCAGCCTGTGAGAATATGGCAAAGGGAATTAACAGCATGACGGACGGCACAACGGGCATTACCTACACAATAGGGATTAATGGCGGCATGGTGTATTTAGAATCAGTATAAGGAGCAGAGCATGGCAAGAATTTATTTAGCAGATAAAGAAACATTGGACAGTACACACGCAAATACAAACGCAATTCTGGCTGCATTAGAGGAAAGCGGCGGGGAACATAAAAAAGCGGTACGCTATGGTATCAAAATCAATAAGAGCGACAGCGGAAAAAAGAGCCGGGTAACATACTTATATGATGCTGTAGGCATGACACCTGCGGCAATGAATTATACGGACGGCACATTTAACTATGGTAGCTGGGGCAATGTTGAATTTGTAAAGAATAACTACCCTTGCATGGTTAAATTTGACGGCACAGAGGACTACAAGTTACTGGCAACAAATTACGCATTAAAGGCAGACGGTACAACGGCAAGTGATGCGGCAAACGTGGATTATGCAGGTAATGCAATGGCAGCATTTAAGGGCGGCTGGCTGTGCCAGTACGAAACAGCTACAGACGAATATATCATTTGGAGCAATGTAAAATATGATGACGGGTACAACGCATACCACAGAACCGCACCAGACGGAATTATCAGAGAGGGATTTTACCGCAGAATCTATACACCTACATTATTAAGCAACGTGGCAAGGTCTTTAAGCGGGCAGCAGCCAATGGCAAGCAAAAATGCAACGCAGGAACATACATACATTAAAGCAAACGGCGATGTATGGGAGCATACAAGCTGGTGGGAATGGAATTATATTATTGCACTGTTAAAGATTATGGCAAAAACAGAGGATTTACAAGAAGCATACGGCAATGGAAATATGAGCGGTTATGTGAATGATTCAACGAAGTATTACGGAGTACTTGCCTCAGGCAGTATGGACGATAAAGGGCAGTTTTACGGATATAATGCCGGAAACAAGCAGATTAAGGTATTCCATACAGAGGCAATGTGGGGCGATCAGTGGGAGCGTATCTGTCAAATGGTATGCGATAAAGGTGTTGTGAAAGTGCAGCCGTATGGGGATTGCAATTTAACTGGCGCAGGATTTGAAAAAGTACTGGATTTTGCAGATTACGGAGTAAGCGGTAGTGTTGGTGGTTACATGAAAGATACTGTTATGACGAAAGCGGGACGTTTCCCGGTAACATATACAGGTAGCAGCTCAACATATTTGTGTGATTACTTTTGGTTGAATACGGGCATTGTGGCTGTGCCTCGTGTGGGCGGCGGCTGCAACAGCGGGCTGAATTGCGGGGCTTGCGTGGACTTGTACGGCACCGCTGGCGGTGCG